AGCCCACGCTCAATCTGGAGCGGGGCTGGGGTTCCAGGTTTAGTATTTAAAACTTGTGCTAGTCCGTATGCAGTGGACTCAGGGTTATCTGCTGTATGTTTCCAGCCAGATTCTTTGCCCCAAAGTTTGGCGAGTGCTGACCATTCAGACCTGTTCCAATGTGGGTATTCTAATTTCATTAATGCTTTGGCGTATGTCTTGGCTACTCGTGGTGTCCAATTGCTTGTGTCCTTGCAGTTGTCCTCTATCTGTATGGCTACTGCTATTGCGTAACTGTGACTGGGAAAGAATGGTGCTGATAAGAACGCTAGTAGCCAACTTAAATACCCTGCTAACAATCTCTTCATCTAATAAACCTCCATGTGATATATCCAAAGAGTAATAAGAATGTCCAGGACTGTGTCGTTGTGAGGTATGAACTTGTAATGAGTTGTTCAATCATTTCACCCTAACAATCTCTTGACTGTGCTTAACCCCTTTGTCGAACTCAAGTATATGCCACTCATTAGGGTCGTCAAGTGCTTCATTACCTGCTGTATATATATCTACATGTGTGGTGCGGCATCTAACTTTGGCTAGTATCCACACGGTATGCTCCCATACTGGGGTATCTTCATCAAGCATTGGATTCATCTTGATTTTTGGCGAGGTCATTAATGGTTGGCTCATCGGCTACCCATACTCTACCTGTGGCTAGCAGTTCATCGTATACATCTAGTAGGTCAAGCATAGCAAAGGCAAATGCTTCTTTAATTTTGAGTAGTTCTTCTCTGGTTCTCATTGCTATCTACCTTTCCATTTTGCGTTTGGTTGCTCTGGCATCACTCATGCGCTGAATGATTTCGTTTTGTGTCTTGATTATATAGATGCTATAGCCTATGGTCAAGATGCTAGCAATCAGGGCTATCATAATACCTATCATTGTACCTGTATCTAAATACATACTATCTCCTGTTCGACTCGTAGTGCTCCAATGAATATACTTTGCGGGGCCGCAAAATAAAAAAATTTTTGGTAGCAAGGTGAGGCAACAACCCCACCTTGCCTGTTGCTCAATGTTCTAAGCAACCCATGTATTTATTGATTTGTAAATGACACAAGATACATATTGTGTCGGTTGATGGTAAAGCAAGATAAGCATTGAGTTCATCTTGCTTGAACATAGGGAAGACATGTTTGCCGAGGTATAACCAACTGGGAAGACGATTGGTTATATCGTATACACCTTCTAGGAATTCTCCATCACGGTTAGTCCATTGATGGTTGAACCCTTTCTCATCTGGTATATCCGAAGACTGAGCAGGTTCTGACTCTTGCTCACTCCTATTAATCTCTTGAAAGTTTAGTGCGTATTCTACACTAGAACCTTCTTGAAGTAAGTTACATTCTGCGCAATACTCATCACGAGTATCCAACTGGGTCGCTGGATTCTCGTGTGAGCATGAGAAGGATTGCGTAGAAGATGACAAGGCAAATGATGTCATCAGGCTGGTTTGTTAGGCCAGAGTGAGTTCTGTGATTACCATGTTGTCATACCAAGTGCCAGGCTTTTTGCCAGCCTTGGTTTCCATGTAGCCACGGATGTTAACCACGCAGTCATCTGAGTCCACAAGATTTTTGCGGATGAAGTCCAGGTGGTCTGGGTCATTGGTTGTGACTATGCGAGAAGCAACGAAGACGGACTTGAAGGAACCGTCTGGTTGAGCAACTGCTCTGCTATCTTGGATACCAAGATTGAAACGGTTCTTGTTATCCCATACTTTATTGACACGAGCACTCTCGAATGAGAATGTATTCATGGTTATCTCCTTTTCACTAGGGGACTTTTCCCCTAGCACTAGCGCAGGGGTAAATCCCCTACGGTTTTTAGTATTTAACTAAAAACAAATCCCACATTACATGGCTGTCAAGTCCAGTCTTTCCATGGACTTGATTGCCATGTCAGTTATAGAAACTAAACTTAACTGAGGCGCCAGATAGGTAAGGGCTTGCGCCGAAGACTGTACTCCGTCCAGCACGCTTCTATACTGTATGATAGGTGGCTGTAACGGTCTAGGGTCAACTCGTATTGACCCCAGTATGCTTAATGGAGAGTAGAAGTAGTATATGTATCTACAACAAAGATTTTCCCGTACAATGTATCTCCCCTGCTACTGTCCCAGTTTGTCCTATTTTGTAATAGTTTTGGGCAGGGCCAAAAAAATATTTTGGCCAAAAGTGTCCGTTTTGGCTGTTTGGACGGATTATACTATATAGAGACTGTTTTATTTCTGACAGTAGCAAGTTCTTCAGGAACTTGCGTTACAGACTGTATCTACTACCTGTTACTAACTGACAGTAACTGAATGAAAACGGGACAGGACTATGAGTTTTGACAAAGGGGGTACTAACCCCAAAACACTGGCTATGGCAGCAGCAAAGGCTAAAGTTCTAGCCTTGGTGTCCGAAGGACACTCTGTCCATAAGGCTATGGAGTTATGTAACAAGAAGCCCGACACCGTGAGAATCTGGTGCCTAAGGGATAAGAAGTTTGCCGCTGACCTAACTGAGGCCAAAGCAACCGCAAAGGATGCCTCCCTCTCTTCTTTGGGTATCCCTAAGGAAGAGATAGACTTTCCTAGGTTCTCTGAAATTTTTTTGCAGCAGAGGGTATTTCCTCACCACTTGGATTGGATTGACTTACTAGAAGACCGCAAGCCTTCATGGCTTCACCCTAGTATGGTTTACGAACCTGGCGACCCATCACGTCTCTTAATCAACGTGCCACCTGAGCACGCTAAGAGTACGGTCATCACCGTAAACTACTCCACATATCGCATTGCCCTCAATCCAAATATCCGCATCATTGTGGTTTCCAAAACGCTTATCAAAGCACGCGAGTTCGTGTACGCAATCAAGCAGAGACTCTCTCATCCACGCTGGTTAAAGTTGCAAACAACTTTTGGCCCCGAAGGTGGTTGGAAGGAAGACTCAGATACTTGGCGAGTTGATACCGTTTATCTTGGGGGCGATGCCCGAAATTCATCAGAGAAAGACCCAACCATACAAGCACTAGGTATGGGTGGACAGATTTACGGAGCACGTGCTGACCTCATTATTCTTGATGACTGCATCACCACAGCAAACGCTCACGAGTGGGATAAACAAATCAACTGGCTACAAAAAGAAGTTATTACCCGTTTGGGTAAGAACGGTAAGTTACTAATCGTAGGGACACGAATTGCACCGCAAGACTTCTACAAAGAACTCCGTGAGACCAAGCACTGGTCTGGTGGTAAAAGCCCTTTTACTTATATGGGCATGCCTGCTGTATTGGAATATTCGGAGAAACCGAAAGACTGGGAAACGCTCTGGCCTAGGTCGGACGCTCCATGGGATGGGGATTCTGACGTTCCTGACGAAGAAGGACTCTTCCAAAAATGGGATGGCCTAACACTATTTAAAAGAAGAAGTGAAGTTACACCATCAACATGGGCCTTGGTGTACCAACAAGAAGATGTTCAAGAAGATTCTATCTTTCCTCCCGTGCTTGTTCAAGGTTGCATAAACGGACAACGCAAACGCGGACCGCTGAAAGCGGGTTCCGTGGGACATCCCTCGCACATTGAGGGGTATACAATAATCGGGTTCGACCCCGCAATGGGCGGGAATGCCGCGTTTGTGGTGGTTACCTACAATCGTGTAGATGGCAAAATTTATGTTATTGACTGTGTAAACATGTCAGAGCCTACACCTCAAAAAATTCAAAAGACTATAGAAGAATTAGTTGACAAGTATAGGCCACAAGAATTACGTGTTGAGATTAACGCACATCAGAAAGCATATGCTTTAGATGATGAGTTGCGTAACTGGCTTGGTATGTATGGATGCAGACTAGAGTCTCACTTTACTAGCAAGAACAAATGGGATTCAAACTTTGGTGTGGCTGGTATGTCAATGCTCATGGGCACTGAGAAGGATGGCAAGTTCCAGAATAACAACACTATTGAGATTGCATCTACTGACCACTCAGAGGGTCTTAAAGCATTAGTTCAACAGTTAATAACTTGGAAGCCTAACACTAGGGGCAAGACAGACTGTGTTATGGCACTATGGTTTACCGTGCTTAAGGCAAGGGAACTAATGCAACAGCACAGTCGTATAAGTACTTATGCTTATAACCGCTGGTCAACTAAAGCGCAAAACAATAGAAAGTACTCAATCAATCTTGACGAAGCCTTTGCAGAGCAATGGCAAAACACATACGGATAAGGAAATAACATGGCTAAGTCTAAAAAGATGAACCTTGGTAAGACCAAGAAAATAAAGACATCACCAGTTGCCCCAATACTCTCTGATGTATTTATTCCTAAGACAGCCACTGATGTTGCTATGTATGCAGTTCCTTATGGTAAGGCTGCACGTGCAATAGGTGGTATTGCTAAAAAGGGTTCAAAGTTTGTAAGTAAAGTTTATAGAAACATGGGTAGATAGTGGCTATTGACCCAAGTAAAATTGCTAAGGCAATACGTGCTGCTCAAGCGGCTAAGAAAAAAGTAGCCAAGGTTCCTCGTGGAGAAGCCCGTGAAGTTGCTAGAGAAGCACGTAAATCTATTGGTGGCATGAGTGCTCTTAAACGTTCTGGTGGAACTATTGGAACTAGACCAACTAAAGTTCCTAAAGACCTTGCTGTTAAAAAAGTTACACCACCTCCTGGCAAACGTAGTATTTACCAAGAAAAAATTAATAAAGCAGTTAGAGAAGGAACTGGTGTTCCTGCACGTAAAGGTAAAAAATATACTGGACCAATTAATCCACCTGGACCTAAGAATCGTCCAGCAGGTTTAAAGTTTACTTCTAAAATAGAAGAGCGTGAGCCACGGCCAAGACCTTTATCAAAGTTAGAAACTAATATTTTACGTGAAGTAGGCAAGCGTGATTATAATACTGGTGGAGTAAATCCACTTGCTTTTAAAGTGCAACAACAAGAAGCAGACCGTAGAGTTACTAAAGCCTTGAGAGAAATTAAAGCAGCAGAAAAGAAAGTTAAGCAAGTAGAAAAAAGAAATAAACGAGGCAGATAATGGC